CACACCCATAAAACTAGGAGCAAGACCTTGATAAACTTGGTCTTTTATATAGTTATTAGTAGTGTCTTTTGTTAACAAGATTTTGTGAAAATCAGTTGGATTTAAAAGAATATAATTTGGTCTATAGTTGTTTAAAGCCATTTGGTTAATAGCTGCAACTAATACGTCAAACTCATTTGGCGCAGTAACAGCTTGATAAAATTTACCAGATGCACTTTCATTAAAGTCACTAGATGAATTTAATAAACCTTTTAGATTTGGTGAAACACCAGAACCACCTAATAATTGGTCATCTTCGACTTCCATTAATTTAGCTGGTACTCTATTAGATATATAACTAGTAAGTTGAGGTGTATCAGCTAACATTTCTTCACTTATTCTTAAATAAGTACCGATTTTCTCAATATTAACACTAGTTGCAGTCATATCGAAATCAGTTTGCCCAAATGTAGCGCCTTCAGCCGTAGCTGCTGCACCATTTGAATAACCAGATTCTTCGACATATCTAACAACATCAGAATTAGTTGAACCAATAGGCAACATTTGTCTG